CCAGGAGCATCCACATCTCTCCACTCTCCAGGCTGTAGGGGATCATCGTGTCTTTGTATATTTAAACCTCTTGATTTAAATCCTGCGGGTAAATTACTAAGTGTGCCTGCGTCAATAAGTTGTCTAAGTATAGCTGTTACAGATTTAGTTAAACCACCCATCATATGTATTAAACCAAAACCATAAAAACCTAATCCTGGAAGAAATTTATAATGTGTAAAATATTCTATCTTTTTACGCATAGGATCAGTTTCACTATAGTTTGGTCTTATAGCTAAAATTTTGCTGTTATCTTTACAAATCGTTACGATATACGGTAATGCTAGTCCTGTTTGTTCTCCAGCATCATTTACATCTTCATAACCCTCTAAATCTAAATTTACGTGCATTTCTAGTAAAGTATATTCTTCGTCGTTTGCTGTTCTAGTTATTCCTTGTAATTCATCTATTTTTGAATCAACATCAGTATTATCGTAACCACCTTCAGGGTCCATCATATCCATATCTTTATATAAACCTGATATTTGTAACTTTTTCAGGTCATTTGGCGACATATGTATTACGTGTGTAATTCTAGGGGATGTAAGAAGGTCTACAGCGTAATAAGGGACTACTAAATCTTCAGATTTTACAAATCTTGCTACTGCACGTCCTACGGCAGGGTCGTAATAAACTTTTTTAAATGCTGAACCCGATAGTGGAAGATAAAAAAGTAATTGATCCATCTCTGGGTCATATTCTTCCATTTTGTAAGTTATTTGATAGTTCATAAAGTTTTTAACTCTATTCGCTTTTTCTAACTTAGCATTATCTGTTACACCTAAAACTTCT